GGTTGCGTAACTACGAGCTCTTCAGGGCGAAGCACTGGAAGAGTCAGGGGATGACAAAACTTGCAACCGTTAACCTAATTTGGAATTATATCACCAGGACAGTGAATCTCCTCACAGACCAAAACCCAACATTTGATATACACGCTGAGAATGATGAGGTTGCCGGGAAGGTACATAAGGCAGCAAGGTACTGGTGGAATGAGACAGAACAGCAGGACGTATTTGCAGACTCAGTAACAATGTCAGAGATTAACGGATGTGTTGTTGAGAAAGTCATCTTCAATCCAAGGCTCAACAACGGACTTGGCGAGGTAGAGACATTAACTGTAGACCCACACAACTTCGGGTTCTGGCCCGTTGACGAGAAGAACCAGAATAAGTGGGAAGCAGTTGTACACTACTACAAGATCCCGGTCAACCAGGCACGGAGAATGTGGCCTGAGATGGCTAAGTACATAAAGTCTGACAAGCTATGGAGGGACCAGCTTGGAGAGAATAGGAGAGAGATTTTCGGTGGAACAACCAGCTCAACCGGCAGGGAGTACGGTGACTTTGGTGTTGACCATGCCACATACACCGGCAACATAGAGGCCCTGCAGAAGGTTATGGGCGGAAAGGGTGATGTCCTAATCTGTGAATTCTGGGTAAAGGACTTTACGCTTGAGGAAGTGGTGGTGCAGGAGGCAGAGATCATAACTGATGATCTTGGCAATATCCAGGTAGTTGAGGAGATAAGGGAGAAGCGTCCCAAGTACCCAGGTAACATACGATGCATCACTGCCTGCAGTGGTGGTGACGTTGTCCTGAGTGACCGCAAGAACCCATCGGTTAACCCGACGCTAGAACCTGAGATGGCTGCAGACACGTACCTCTGGTCAAGATTCCCGTTTTACCTTGCAAACTCAAATAAGGACATAGTTAGCGCCTGGGGTTTCGCCTCGACAGAACAACTTGAGATGATGAATTTTGAGGTTGACAAGTGCCTCACTCAGCTAAACATTATAAAGGATAAGGCTGTACGTAGCCCAATTATTAACCCGCGTAATGCCCAGGTGCCAAACGATGCGTTCACAAATGCACCGGCAAAGGTAATCAACCCAAAGGATCACGTTGTTGCTGCTGCCATAGGGCACATGAAGCCACCCCCGCACCACAGAGACATAGAACAAATATTAAACATTTATAGGGAGATGTTCGATAAGATAGCGGGGATCTTTGACATGACAGATCCTAGCATTGCCAAGGGACGCATGGCCTACAAAACAGTGGCAACCATCATAGAGTCCATGCACACGATGCTCCGTGGCAAGATCAGGGGATACGGCAAGCTACTCCGCGAGAGAGGCAGGATGTGGCTGTCACATGCTCAAAACTGGTACACAGACGAGCGCATATTCTTTGTCGAGAGGGAGGGTGGCTCGACTGAGATGGGTCAGTTATCCTCAAAAGAAATAATGATGCCGATACACTTTTCCGTAGAGGCAGGATCTACAATGCCGACATCAAGGTTGAACCAGCGAGAGGAGGCGAAGGATCTACACGCACAGGGTGCCATAGACGTTCGCGAGTTACTCATACGCCTTGATTGGCCCAACCGCGAGGAGGTAATACACAGGATGGAGCTTGGTCAGCAAGGGATGCTGATCGAGAGGTTAGAGGAGCTTGGAATGAATCCTGAAATCATTGACGCTGTTAAGAGGGTTGCCCAGATGGACGAGCAGGAGTACAACGCAGCACTCAATCAGATGAAGGAAGTCCAGGCAGATGCGACAAAAGCTGGTGTACCTGGTGCACCCAATAAGAGCCTTTAGGAGGTCTTATGCCTATCTATGACTACGCATGTCCCGACTGTGATAACGTGATAGAGGTTTTTCACAAGATGGACGAGCAGATCCGTTGTATGTGTAGGATCTGTAAAAAGCCGATGCAGAAGATAATTTCATTCGGTGCTGGTGACAATTACAGGAGACCTGATGCCAAGTGGATCGAGGGAGTAAACGGGTACATGAACGACCTTGAGATGGTCCAACGAGGCAAGCAGGAGTACATATCGACGAGAGAGCAGGCTAGAGCCCAAATAAAGCGACTTTATGCTGACCCCTACCCAAGGGCTAGGACCAAGGAAGAAGTCGCGGCAAACAAGCGCGTAGGCCTACTGAGGCAGAGGTATTTGGAGAGGTACTAATGCCAAACCCAAACGACTACAAAACACAGAAAGAATTTATGGATGCCTGCATGAGCGAGACAAAGCGTGAGGGGTTGGAGCTCAAGCATAGGCTAGGCAAGTGTCTAGGGATGTGGAGAGAACGAGATGGAGCAGACGATAACAAAGATTAAACCGGATGAGGTTCTCACCTGGACGCAGTGCGTATACTACGCTGCTGGGGCTTTAGTGGGATTCGTAGTTGCGTACATTAAAATAAGATCAATGATTCGGAGGAAGAGGAAGGCCGACAATGACCGAAGAACGAAAAATAAGGATTCCTGAGATGGTGAGGTTGTCCCCAATAGCCATGGACACAATCATGGCGATGGGTGCTGAGAAGCGTACACTTGAGCTCAGACAGGAGCTCGTTATGTGGAAGGACCTGGTAAAGACGATAGATCCAAACCACAACTACATGTTCAGTGCTGAGTATCAGGCATTCTTTAAGTCGCCAGTCCCTGAGGTTGAAGAGGAAGAGATGCTAGACCGTCACAAGCAATCATCGGCTATGGCTGTAATTGACGGCTCATTCGATCCAAAATTTCAACAGAACATATAGGGGGCTGACATGGCTACTATTCACTTACTGGGTCTTGGTCCTAACTGGTCCCTGGCTCCACAGTGTGGTCCAGGTGTTAAGATTTGGGGAATGAATAACGTCCTAAACTGGAGACCAGTTGATTACGTTTTTGAGGTACACAACTTTCACAATAAGCTGCACCGGTTAAGGGGTGGCGAGATTCACCAGCGTGCTGTGCGTAAGGCAATAGAAACTGGTACACCATATATAGTTAGGGAGAAGTGGGATATACCAGGCCTGAAACAGGTGGTATATCCATGGTATACACTGTTTAACCACTTCCAAACTGACCTCCTTGGATGTACTATGGATTGTATGATCGCGCTAGCCATATACTGCGGGTACACAGACATACAGCTTTACGGCATAGGGATAAACAGGGCATCTCACTACGATTACCAGATACCGTCCATGAATTACTGGATCGGGGTCTGTCACGGAAAGGGCATAAATATCCACGTTAACAACTTCGGTGGCTACAGGCATACTGATATAATGAGGACCCATGATGGGCTAATCTACGGGCTGAGGACCCCACAGAAGGCATGGCCCACCATAGATCCAAGCCTACCGGAGTGTGACTGTGTGAAGAGGAATGATGCACCACACTGTCAGGTAATCATTGATTAGGAGGAAAATCATGGGCTTAGCATCTATTGTTTCGGGAATGGGTTCACGGCAGGCAGCCAACTACGTGCTCAAAGCAACACGCAAGTATCTTGCCAAGAGGAAGTCAGAGAAGGCAAGCGCCCCGGCTCCCAAGCCGAAGCCAAAGAAAGAGGACACCGCGCCCAGTTTCAAGAAGACTGAGAGTGCCATCGAGAGGCGACGGCGCAGAATGCGCGAAGAGCTTGATATGAAATAACATTAACCAAGGAGTCAAACATGAGTGATGAAATCCAAGACCAAGATGTAAACACTGGCGATGATCGTGTGACCGCAGACCACGACGCTGGAATCGGCTCATCTGCCGATGAGATGGAAACCCACAACCCTGACCATGACGATTTTGACCGCGTGTTAAAGGACATGGAGACCGACCACGACGCAGACGATGACTCGCATGGAGATGCGGAAAACACTGACGATTCTGATGCAGGTGATGGTGACGGCACAGGAACCCAGGACGATGATCCACGAATTCCCAAGTCGAGATTTGACGAAGTCAATGAACGCATGAAGGCTGCTGAGGCTGAGTTAAGGCAGAAGGAGCTTGATTGGACGAGGGAGAAGGCACTGTTTGAGGGCCGCCTAGCTGCGCTTGAGAAGGCAGAGACTAAGGAAGTAGCCCCCACCAAGACTGAGCTGGATAGCGTTCTGGAACGTGACCCCCAGGATATTCTTGATGCATTCCAGGAAGATCCCGCAAACTTTGTGCGTATGATTCAGGCCCAGGCTAAGATCGAGGCCGCGAACGACATACAGGTGAGGCAGGAGGAGGCTAAGTATCAAGAACAACTGCAGAAGAATCTTGAGGCGTTCACAAGTGAGCGCGACGATTTTATGAGCAATGCCGATAAGCTGGTTGGTATCGTGGAGAAAGATCCAATACACAATATCATCTCAGCCTACGCTTACGAAATCGAGATCCCTAAGCTTCAGGGTCAGTTAGCTGAGGCTAATAAAGGCATTGACGACAAGATTGCGGCTGCGAAGAAAGAGGGTTACGCGGAAGGTCGAAAAAAGGCTATCGCGGAGATCAAAGCCAAGGGGGCAGCTTCTGTCCTCGATGGATCTCAGTCCAGCGGAGGCCAGGCGAATGCCGGTGCTGAGCTGGAGACTGGTGGAGATCCGGTTGCACTCCGTGAGAAAATAACCGCAGATCTCTTAAAGAAACGTGCAGCTACAGGCTAAGGTCCTACGCTGTGCGTAGGAGGACATAATTATGGCTCTGTCAAGAACAGAATTGGAAAGTATCACCAGAAGCTATTTCATGGCTGATGGTGGTCGTGCGTTTGACCAGTTTTTCGGGTCCAACTACCTGCTCCGCAAGGGTGTGAAGAAACCTCTTCGCAAACCCAGCGGAGGTAAAGACATCAAGATCCCCATAGGGTATGATCGGATGCAGGGTGGGTCCTTTTATGGGGCCGACCAGTTGGACACAAGTCATCAGACAATCTTCAACTCCCTGATCTTTTCCTGGAGAAACTACTACATCAACGTTACCATCACTTGGGACGAAGAGCTTGAGAACAACGGTCCTGAGGAAGAGGTTGATATGGTTGTCTCCAAGTTGGAGAACGGTCAGATGTCGATGGAAGAGGATCTGGCGGATGGTCTGTACTCTGACGGTACGGGCAACTCCAGCAAGGACCTCGACGGTCTGTTGGCTCTCTTCAACACAACCACAACCACTGCGTATGGTGGGATTGCCGAATCGGACATGAGTGTTTGGAAGGCTAATACCAGCTCCACCTCTACCCCCATTACCAGTGCGGTGCTTCGTGCCGGGCGTACTGCTGTCAAGATCGGTGACGGCATGAAAGACAAACCCGACATGATCATCATGTATGACACCATCGTTGACGCTTGGTTGAATCAGCTCCAGGCTGCCCAGCGTATGGAATCTCCCCAGGCTGCTAAGGCTGGTTTCTCAGGCGTACATATGCTTGACCAGGCTGAAGTATGGGCCGATGGCAAGTGTCCTAGTGCTGCCGGTTTCTGGCTAAATAGCCGTCACTGGGGTTTCGTTATCCACAAGAATGCTAACTTCGTCCGTACACCTTGGAAGGTTCCCACCAACCAGGTGACCAAGTCGATGCAGTATCTCTTCAAGGGTAACATGGTTTGTACACGACGGAACGCCCACTACTACATGAGTGCGCTTACCGCGTAAACATATAACCAGTGTAAAAAGGTACTCACTTAATTGTATCTGGGTACCTTTATACACACAACATGCGGAGTCTCACGGCTGAGAATCGTGGGGGCGCAAGGAGGAAATTATTATGGCTAGAGGTTTTGAAGTAACCACGGGCTTGGTGATTCAGCAGGGGCTTTTTGAAGAGTCCACTACTGCCAAGCACAAAATCGGTACCCGTATGCAGCTCGCGGATGGTCGTGTGTATTACTACGCCCATGCAGGTGAGGCCACTGAGGCCGGTCACCTGGCGTATTCTAAGCCCACACACGCGGCTAAAACTGCCATGGTTGGTGCTGTTGCCGCCGCAGTTGGCGCTAAAAGCATCTCAGGTTTTACCGTTGGCACAAACGCCTTCGTGGCGAATGAGTTTGCAGAGGGTTGGCTGGTCGTTCAGAAAGTGGCTGGTACTGGCTACACCTACAAGATCAAAAGCAATACCTCCGGTAGTGCTGCTGGAACAGCTTCGGTTGTTCTCTATGATCCTGTCCAGGTGGCTATCACCACTCTTTCAGAGATCAACTTTGTCTACAACCCGTTTTATTCGGTGCTCACAGCGACTGCAGTTGTGACCAGCTCACCGGCTGGTGTTCCTGCCAAGGGAGTCATCACAAGTGGTTCCTACGGTTGGCTGCAGACCTGGGGCGTTTGCGGTGTTCAGCACGACGAAGCTGGCTCGCTTACCATTGGTATGCGTGTTCACAGCTCGACTGAGCAGGGTGCCGTGACTGGCTACACGACCAGTACTGAGACCACAGGTGGCGGTAAGATCTACCCCGACGTTGGTCACAACTACGGTCAGGTTGCTGTCGATGCGGAATGGACCCCCATCGTGCTTCGACTGTACCCGTAAGCCGGTAGTATTCGGGTAACACATGGTGGGGCTTCGGCCCCACCTATTTTCCAGTAAGTCCATTTTTCATGGACATAATTGTACGTATACGTACAAGGAGTTTGTATGTCTGAGTACAAGATCGCAGTTGGGCTTATATCCGGTCCAGCGTGCATGACCCATTGGGGGCTGACTGTCTCTTTCATGGATATTGCCAACAAGAACAATGGCAAGTACGAGTTTGTCCCCGTTTGTCAACCAAGTATTTATGTTTGTAAGAACCGTAACAATGTAGGTGCTCGCTTTATTGTCAACACAGATTGCGACTACTTACTTATGCTTGATGCAGATAATGGTATCAAGTATGAGCATCTTGACTATTTCATGGAAGACTTTGAGGACCCTGACGTTAATATTGTCACGGGAAAGTACTACTATAAGGACCCTGAGCCCCACAAGGCCGGTCTAATGGTGGTTGGGTATGTTCCCCCGGAGTGCACGAAGAATTTCCATGCTAGTCTGCCAGAACAGGCATTCTCTGAGCCATTGGTTAATGTCACCAAGGCAATGGGAAGAGCGGTTGTTGGCTGTGGGTGCTTAATGGTAAGTAGGTTTGCTCTCGACAACATTGAGTATCCCTGGTTCGTTACCGACTGGGTTACTGATGATACCGGTACGACTATGGTAGGTGAGGACCTGTACTTTGCCTATAAGGCACAAGATAGCGGTTTTGACATATACTTTGACCAGAGAATAGAATCTCCCCACTATTCTGGTAGCAAGTGCTACCCACCTGAGTGGGACCAGATTCCTTAGGAGGAAACAAATATGGCTGCTTACACTAATTTAACAGAAGTAGGTCGCTACCAGTTTGGGGACAAGGTTCTTGTGGTGACGGAAGTCACCGGAGGCATAGGTGTTGCTGCCACAGCCATAAGGCTAACTCGCATCGAGAACACTTGGTTTCAAGATGTTGGTGACAACAACCCCATTCAATGTAGCCAATACGCAGGGACTGCAGTTGTGAACGAGGAGATCACTGCCGGTACAAAGCAACTCATGTTCTGTGTGGGATACTAGGGAGGAGAAACGATGGCTAACACATTTACGAGAATAGGGTATAGGACCCTTGGTGACAAGATCCTTACGATTCACAAGGTTACGGGTGATGCCACTACGACTACGATTACTGCTGCCTCCCTTGGTATGTCTAGGATCGAGTGTGCCTGGTTGCAGGATGTTGACGATGCCGCAGATCTCTATCTGTCAACCTACAAGGGTACATCTATTGTTCTTTCTGCTGCAATCGGAAGCACTCAGAATCAGCTTCTATTTGCAATAGGGTCATAAGGAGGTACGAATATGGCTGCACCTACAGCAATGACTATCATAGGGAGACACCCCATAGGAGACAGGTGGATCGTGAGTGCTGAGCTTACCGGTGGTACCACTGTAACCGCTGC